GTGTACCGAACAAGAATAAGAAGTTCTTATTGGCCCGCTTACAGGATATGTATGGTGAGTCATTCCATCCCATACTAAAGATGGCTGAGGCTGCTAGTAAGCTGGACTACATTGCTGAAGAAGAAGGTGATGTGACTGCTCTTAATGCTGCTGTAAACGCATGGAGTAAGGTTGCTGAATACACTGAGCCAAAGCTGAAGGCTGTAGAGATACGAGCTGACAACTCTGCTGTGGTAGCAATATCCCGTAGACGTTTTGATGGTGGTACTGATGCTATAGAAGCGGAGGTCGTTGAGGTAGACCCTGTAGTAGAGGCAATAATTAATGCTGCTGTAGATGATGATGAAGATGGAGATGAAGAGTAATGGCTAAAGGCAAGAGCATGGTTCACAAGCTGGACAAAGANACANNNAAAGAACACTTCCGNAATTGGGATGCTAACGGTAACGGTGGTAAGGGTGACGGTAATCGCACATCGACCCCTGCGACACGCAATAAGTTTAAGTCTGGCTATGACGCAATTGACTGGGGTAAGAAATAATGCCAACCATTGAATACTGTATGGGGCCACAAGGTCAGGTACTACAAGATTACTCTGACTGTCGCTCTCAGAACTCATTTATCATGGGGCCACTAGGTTCAGGCAAGACTGTCCAAACTATCCTCAAGCTATTTGACCTGATGACAGAACAAGCTCCAGTGATGACCCCTGGACATAAGAACTATGGTGTCAGACTGTCCCGTATCATTGCCTGCCGAAACACCTACTCTGAATTGTTCTCCACAACCATTAAAGACTGGCTAGAAATCCATGAAGACCTTGGCCCATTCCGTCAGGGTAACAAAGAACCACCTACACATTATATTAACTTCCGTTTAGAAGATGGCACATCAGTTAAGTCAGAGGTCATATTCATCGCTTTTGACCGCCCTGAGCACGTTAAGAAGGCTAGGGGTATCCAGTGTACATGGGTATGGCTAAACGAGACGAAAGAGCATTCTAAGGCCGTTCTCGACATGCTAGATTTACGTCATGGTCGTTTCCCTTCTAACAAGGAAGGTATCAAGCCTACGCATCATGGTGTGCTGGGTGACAGTAACGCACCTGATGAAGACCATTGGTACTATAAGCTGGCAGAAATTGAGCGTCCTGAGGGCTGGGCTTTCCATAGGCAAGAGGGTGGCGTGTATAAGGATGGTGAGGTATGGAAGGTAAACCCTAAAGCGGAGAACCTGGCTAACCTGCCTGATAACTATTACAAACGTGGACTTACAGGTAAAACAAATGATTGGATTAAAGTTAATCTTGCTAATGAGTACGGCTTTGTCTCTAACGGTAAGCCGGTTCACCCGATGTACACAGACAGTGTTCACGCATCCCATATGGACTTCACTCCTAGCAAGGACACTCCTATCGTTCTGGGCTTTGACTTTGGTCGTACACCTGCTTGTGCCTTTTTGCAGCGTACTGCTATCGGGAGATGGGTGTGCTTTGATGAGATGGTTCTCACTGACTCTGGTGCAGTAGACTTTGCGCCTACCCTAAAACGTTATATTGAAGACACTTACCCTGATCACAGCTTTAAGGGCTGGGGTGATCCGTCTGGTGACAACAAGAACCAAGCTAACAGTGATACACCGTTTAAGATCATGCGAGCTGCTGGCATTCCCTGTCAACCAACAGACTCTAACGATCCCCTCAAGCGTAGAGCCGCTTTAGAAGTACCCATGAAAGAGATGTGTATGGATGGTAAGCCTCGCTTTATTGTCTTGCCCAAGGCTTCTATGATACGCAAAGGGTTNCAAGGTGGCTTCTGTTATCGTCGTGTACANACGAGTGGCGAACGCTACAGTGATCAGCCAGACAAGAATGAATACTCTCACCCAGTNGAAGCGCTTGAGTATGCCCTACAAGGTGAAGGTGAAGGTCGTTCTGCTCTCCGTAGAGATGGTGGCTTTGCTAAACCCCACACAGCCAAAGTAAACTTTAGTGTCTTCTAGTTTAGAGAATGCTTATGTAATCTTTAAGGGCAACACAGGTCGTTGGTATTCGCCCTTACTGCACAATGACTTTGGGCATTGCCTTGTGGTTGAACCTTCCGGAGGACAGTACGTTGTGTACGAAAAGTTAACTGGTGGAGTTAGGGTGTATAATGTCAACCACATAAATGATATAATTGGGCCTGCGGATATAACTGTGAGTTATATAAAAAAAGACAACAAGAGAAGGTTATTCATGCTCAACACTTGCGTTGGTCATGTTAAACAGTTTCTTGGTATAGACCATGCTTTTATATGGACTCCCTATCAACTATACAAACATATGAAGAGGTAAGGCTATGGGTGGCGGAGGCAAAGCACCAAAGAAAACGCAAGAACAAAAAGCAATGGAGCGTAGACAACGTATGGCGCTTGATGAAGAAACTGCGTCAAGTGAACGCAGATTAAAGGCTGTTGCACAAAAAAAACTGGGTAAGCAATCTTTATTGGCTACTGCTAGTCCAGAAGTGCAAGCTCCTGCTGGCCCAACAATTACGGAAGGTTATATGGCATCTAAAAACGGTGGTACTAAAAAAATACCTAAAGAAAGTAGCTGGATTAGTAAGCTTTTAAGGTCTGGCGCAATGGGCGCAATGGGCGCAACGCCAGCGGGAATGGGAATAAAAAATAAATCGTTGATAGGGAAGGGCGCAGAAAAAAGTATTAAAGGGGCTATTAAATAATGCAGTTACCTAAAGAACTTGGTTCACTGACGGACTTAAAGCGACGAGAAGCTAAAGCCTTTGAACACATGGCTATGTGGCATGATGTTTTAGATGATGCCTATGAATACTTCCTGCCTAACCGTAACCTGTTTGACAGCTATCAGCCTGGCGCTAAGAAGATGGATCGTATCTTTGACTCCACTGCACTAGAAGCTATACAGCAGGGTGCTAGTAAGTTACAGGAGAACATCGCTCCTATCTGGTCACGTTGGGCTACCTTTGCTCCTTCTGATCGTGTACTCAAGATGCTAGAAGAGGGTAACTATGATGTAACCGAAGAGGAGATTCGTGCCAACCTAGAAGATCAGGCCACCATTATCTTTGATTACATTAACCGATCTAACTTTGCTACGCAGTTCTTTGAGCATGCCCTTGATCTACTCATTGGTACTGGCACTCTGCGTATTGATGAGACAGACGAAGACGATCTACCTATTGTTTTCCATGCTATCCCGCAGAAGGGTATTGCTTTTGAAGAAGGCCCGAACGGTAATGTAGAAACACATTGGCGTAAGTTTCAGGTCAAGGCTCGCAACCTAGAGCGTCAGTGGCGTGGATTTAAACCTTCAGATAAGATGAAGGACATCATTAAGAAAAGCCCAGAAGCCGACATTGATATTAGTGAAGGCGTAGTCTATATGCCCAAGTCTAAGACCTACTATGGTTGTGTATGGGTTAAAGGTGAAGACCGTATTAGCTGGATGGAAGACTTTGGTAAGTCTAGCCCTTGGGTGACAGGTCGTTATTCTAAAGTAGCTGGCGAAATACGAGGTCGTGGCCCAGCACTACAGGCACTCCCTGATGTACGTTCACTGAACAAAGCTAAAGAGTTTGTACTCCAGAAGGCCGCTATTGACCTAGCAGGTATGTACACTGCTACTGATGATGGCGTAACCAACCCCTACAATTTGAGTATAAGTCCAGGTATTGTTATTCCAGTTGGTTCTAACAACAGCAGCAACCCTTCTATTCAGCGCCTAGATACAGGCTCTAACTTACAGTTGGCACAGTTTCAGATCAATGACATGCAAATGGCAATTAAGAAAGCCCTATTCAACGATCTTCGTGATCCTACTGGTGCTGTTCGATCCGCCACCGAGGTTGCTATTGAGTCGCGTGAACTGGCAAAACGTATCGGCTCTGCCTTCGGCAGATTACAGACCGAAGTGTTGATTCCTATCATCAAGCGTGTTGCTGCTATACTGACACGAAGAGGTGTTATCACCCCTATTGAGTTAGACGGACGTGACATCGACATTAAGTTTATGTCTCCGTTAGCTAAAGCTCAAGATGGTGAAGACATCCTTAGTGTTCAACAGGCTGTTGCATTTGTGTTGCAGACTGCTGGGCCAGATCAGGCTAAGATAGGGTTCAAGCTAGAAGACTTTGGAACGTGGGTTGCCGGTAAGACTGGTATGCCTGCCGAGTTAGTCAGAAGTGAGGCNGATAAAGCCAAGATTATTCAGGCTGGNGCACAAGCTGCACAGCAAGGTATGGATACTCAAGGACAGCCACCTGTTGACCAAGGACAAACTGCTCTATGAGTTGGGAAGATTTAAACGGTCATCATGGCCTTAATAATGAAACTGCTAAGAAAGCTAACAATGCGGCCAGGGAAAAGGCTGCTGAGTTGGCACAGGCTTACAATCATTGCTTTGCTACCCCAGAAGGCAANAGAGTTTTGGAGGATTTAACACAGCGTTTTATCTTCCAGAACAATACCCCATTTGGTTCTGAGAATGCTAACTATGAATCCGCATATCACAATGGTGAAAGCGGTGTAGTTAAGTTCTTGATTAACCAGATACAACAAGCTGAATTACTTTAATCAAAAAAGGTAACACCAATGTTAGATGAAAATCAGGCCGCACCCGAAACAACAACAAGCGACACCCTGCTGGATGCAAGTGCTCCAACCCTTAATGAGGGCGAGTATTTCCTATCCGATGGTATCAAGGGATCAGGCGACACCCCCGATTGGTACAAAGGCGACAAGTATAAGTCTGTTGCCGANCAAGCTAAAGCCTANACNGAGTTAGAAAAGAAGTTTGGTGGATTTACTGGCGCACCTAAAGATGGCTATTCAGGCCCAGAAGGCATTGATGGTGATGATGCCCTACTGCAAGAGCTTACTGAGTTTGCAACAAAAACCAACATGAGCCAAGAAGCATTTGGTGACGCATGGGAATTGTTGTCTGCCCAGAATGAAGCTGTA